GTAACAGTTCGTGATACTCTTTGCAGTACACGGATACGCTCCCAGTCATCGTCACCAACCGCATGTCACACACACCCCGCTGCAACAATTCAACTCTCCTAGAACCCCACGTCAGGGGATCCTGAAGCTGCCTCCTATTACGGGGCTGTCTACACGACACTTCAGTTTAAGGCCAGTTCGTTGCTTGGGTAGCGTGTGATATTTGGATGGGTGGAGGACGGGGAAGGCCGTAACTCGGCAAAGATGACTTTGAATCATCCCTTGTTTTCCATTCATCAAACCAGCTCGGGCGTATGCCTATGCGGGTGACTCGCATCGCGAACGAGACTTTTCGCGGGAAAGGGTTACCATGGACCGTTATTGTCCCCTCTCCACCTTACGACTTCGGGATCCCACGGATCGAAGAAGGTGTATCCACGACTCTTGTACTTAGAATCGTAGAGAGAGACAAAATTGTCCACTGGAATGAAAGGTCGTATTGGCGACGTTTCGAATAGGAACTTCTTGCTGACCCCCTCGGTGGGTAAGCTTGATCGTGATGCAGCTTCCCAACTGCGACGATTGATCTGAAGTGCCCTCAACTCAGCTTCTGCATGCTTCTTCTTCCGAGCGGCGTCATGAGACATGACGTCGGGAGAGTTGCGCCGTCCGACGGCGGAGCGATTAAGCTCTTCGTCGTGGAAAACGAGCGCATCGAAGCAGAGTGCCGCGTAAGCTTTTCGCGACGCACTCTCTTCCTCTTCGGTAGGAGTTCCCTCTGTATACAGATGGGAATAGTTACGCAGAACAAACGCATGAGTTGTCCAGTCCGCATCCTTCGGTAGTGTGGTTATCGGGTACTTCAGTTTGCCATCCGCTCGTCGAGGCTCATTTGCCATGACGCGGACAGTTTGTAAGTCTCGCTTGGTGATACACCAGTATTTTGGATCTGGTAATGGATCACCTGGCAGCCAACCAACTGCCTCAAGCTCAGACTCCTTGCAAACTTCAGGAAGCCCAACACCACCCCATTGTTCAGGAACGAACCATGGAACTCGACACGTACTCAAGACGTCACTATGGTGACGAAGGAACTGGCGGAAGACGGCGGCGCGCAGAAAACAGGGACATTTGTCTACCAATTCTCGCGCCCGAGTGCCCAAGGAGCCAAAAGTGCTCGTGATGGCATCCTCGCCGACTTTCTCCCCGCTTCTCTTCATGCCGTAGAGAAGACCGAGATTCACATACTTCGTCTCGCGGAACCACAGAGGTCGGTTAACAGGACCCCTTTTGGTTTCAACGATGTCGTCCACCGGCGACTCCCGACGAACGAAGTTGGCTGAGTTAATCTGAGCAAATTCCTTTGTCAGGAATGTTTTGCCGATGCTCGAACTCAAGCCAGCGAAGTGTGTGATCCGTTCCCAGATCTTGTGACCCTGTAATGTTGTGCGAAACACGACATCATCTCCGTTGACGAGCATTGGAAGCTCCTTCAACGTGAGAGTCTGCGCACGCACTATCTCTAACGACCAGCGGCAGAGAGCCGCATTGGCAATACAGAGAACAGGAAAGCTTATCACAGATCCCATGAGCTGACCCCACTCCTGCGGGAGTCCTCCCTTCAACACCTCCTTTGCATTGTCAAAGAAGATGTTGCCGGTCAGCGATTTCAAGAAACACTCCCTCTCAGCTGGTGTTAGCCCACACACCGCCGCGATCTCATCTGCAATCGTGTTTGACACCCATGGTGCCAGATTATCCGTTGCAGCAGAGTAATCGCCAGAGAGATAATACTCATCCACTCCCAACCGTGAG